AGGTATGATTGAGTACATGAGAAGTGAAATGAGTGTTGAAGATAGAAATAATAGAATAAATGCAGTAGAGCAAAAGAATCAAAACTATAATGAGAAATTACAAGAAGAGTTTGATAAACTGAATCTAGGTACATTTAATAATAGTTCCTTTTAATTATGGCTACTAACACCACCGCAACAACGCAGACTCATAATGGAACAGGTAGTCAACCTAACTTTCCCATATCATTTTCATTCTTAGCTGATAGTGAAGTTGATGTAACAGTAGGAGGAGTACTTAAAACATTAGGTACGCACTATACAATAACTGGTTCTACTCTTACTTTTACTTCTGGTAACATACCCCCTTCTGGTACAGGTAATATTAAATTTACTAGAGATACAAATATCAGTACAAAGAAAGTAGATTTTACAGATGGTAGTGTTTTAACTGAAACAGATTTAGATACAAACGCAGATCAAATACTATTTGCACAACAAGAGATTACAGATAAACTAGCAGGGATAGAGGAGGGAGCAACCGCAGATCAGACAGATGCAGAAATAAGAACTGCTGTAGAAAATGCAAGTGATAGTAATGTCTTTACTGACGCAGATCATTCTAAATTAAATGCTATAGAAGCTGGTGCGACAGGAGATCAAACAGCTAGTGAAATAAGAACACTTGTAGAGAGTGCTAGTGATAGCAACGTATTTACTGATGCAGATCATACCAAATTAAATAATATAGAAGCTAATGCAACTGCCGATCAAACAGTATCAGAAATTAAAAGTCTTATTGCTGGCAGTCCTCTTGATGCTAGTCATCTAGCAGCTAATTCAGTTAATACAAGTGAAATAGCTAGTGGAGCAGTAGATACAGATGAAATAGCTAGTGGAGCAGTAGATTCAACAAAGTTAAATGCAAATACAGTTGTTACTAATAGTGAACAGGCAAGTGCAAGTGTAAATGATACATCTTTCTTTACTACGTCTGCTTCAGATGCAAGATACTTTAATATTAGTTCTGGCGACACAATAAAAGATGGTCAATCTTTTCCAGATAACGATACAACTATTGCTACAACAGCAGCTATAAACGATAGAATAATTGACCTTGTAGATGATGTAGGTGGTTTTGTACCAATAGCAAATGAAACAAGTTTTCCTACAAGTAACCCAGATGCAGAAAATGGTACTGGAACTATTGTTTCTGTAAAAGCAGCATCAACTAATTTAGCTCCAAGTGGAACTACAGTTACTATTGCTAATGGTGCTGGAACTGGCAACACAGTTACAATTATAGGAGTTACAAGTACAATACCTTCTGGATTTGGATTTCTAGTCGAATCAACCAGTACAACACATACTTATAGTTTTCATAGACTCGTACCAAAAGCAACAGAGGTCACAACTGTTGCTGGTAAAGCTACTGAAATAGGAAGATTAGGTACTGCTGATGCAGTAGCAGATATGGCGATATTAGGTACAGCAGACGTTGTAGCAGACCTTAATACATTAGGTACAGCAGATGTAGTGGCAGATATGAATTTGTTAGCTACCTCTGATGTTATAAGCGACATGAACACATTAGCTGTTACAAGTGTTCTAAATAATATTGATACTGTTGCTACTGCTGTAACGAATGTGAATAATGTTGGTGGTAGTATTACCAATGTAAATAATGTTGCTTCTTCACTTTCTAATGTAAACTCTGTTGCTGGTGCTTTAACTAATGTAAATCTTGTTGGTGGTTCTATAACAAACGTAAATAATGTTGGTAACTCTATAAGCAATGTAAATACTGTTGCAAGTAATATATCTAGCGTTAATAGTTTCTTTAATACTTACCGCATAGGATCTAGCAACCCTACATCTAGCTTAGATGTTGGTGATTTATTCTTTAATACTTCAACCGACTCACTTAAAGTTTATACAGGTAGTGCTTGGGTAGATGGTGTAACTCAAACAGGTAACTTTGCTCTTAAAACTGGTAATACATTTACTGGAGATAATTTATATAACGATAACGCAACATTAAAACTTGGAACAGGGTCAGATTTACAAGTAAAACACACTGGTTCATTTTCTCTTATTCAAAATTATACTGGTGAATTAAAAATAGCAGCAAACCAGTTGAGGCTGGTTAATAAAGATACTGATGAAACGTATATTACAGCGAATGATAATTCAGGCGTAGAACTCTACTACGACAACAGTAAAAAGTTTGAGACAACTCAATATGGAGTTAATTGTACAGCTTCACTAGATGTTCAAGGTAGTACTACATTACAAGATACTTTTTTATCTGATAACGATGTTCTTAACTTCGGAGGTGGAAATGACCTACAAATTTATCACGATGGAAGTCACAGCTTCATTAGAGATACAGGAACAGGAGCATTACAGTTAAGCGGTAATCGCATCACTATGCGTAATGGAGATGCTGCATCTGAATATATGTTTACAGCAGATGAAAACGGAGCAGTACAGTTATATTACGACAACAAACTTGCGTTAAAAACTCAATCAAATCATCTTGAATTATATGGTAATGCCTCTGAATCTAATATTGAATTTATAACAGGTACAGGCACTCTACTTACAAGAGCTTTAATCGGAGTTACGAACAACGGCACAATGAGTTTTTACACAAATGATGGAACTCAAAAGCTGGCGTTAAATCTAGTACCAAGTGGAGGGGTACAGTTAAAACATAATACAAACACTAAGTTTGAGACTACAAGTTCGGGAGCTACACTTACTGGAAACCTAGCAGTTACAGGAACAGTTGATGGTGTAGATATAGCTGCACTTAACACAACAGTTGGTAACATTACTACAGACTTAATCAGTGACACATCACCACAGCTAGGTGGTCTGTTGGATACAAATGGTTCAAATATTAAATTTGCTGATAGTTCTGGTGCAACAGTTAACAGAGCAGTATTTGGGACAGGCGATGATCTAAAAATTTATCACGATGGCAGTAACTCATATATCGACAGCGAAGTTGGTTCTTTAATAATTAGAGATACAGGTGGAGCAGAAAGGTTTAGATGTAATGGATATGGTACAACCTTTAATGACGATATAATTTTACAAAATGATAATGATAAAATAAGGCTTGGAGCTAGTGATGACCTAAAAATTTATCATGATTCAAATAATTCGCTGATAAGTGTAATTATTGGTGGTGTTGGAGGTGGTTCATCTGCTGAAAAATGTGCTGAATTTATTAACAACGGAGCCGTAGAGCTATATTACGACAACAGTAAAAAGCTTGAGACAGATACAAACGGAATTTTTGTTAATGGTGCATTGCGTGGTGACTCAGTTGACTTATCAGATAACAAGAAAATTTTATTAGGTGATGGTGATGACCTAGAAATTTATCACGATTCATCAGACTCTTACATTAATAACAGTACAGGAACTTTATAT